TTGCTGAATGGGATGACAAGGTTCTTGCTGATCAGTTGTTAGAGCTTGATGCGAACGGTTGGGAACTAGAAGAACTAGGTTTTGAGAATCTAGAACCACCAGTCGGTCAAGCACATGATGAAGAACCTTTATCTTTTGATGATGAACCAGCTAAAACAAAACTTGGTGATATTTGGAAATTAGGCAACCATCTATTTATTTGTGGTGATTCAACACATGAAAGTAATTGGAAATGTGATGATGATTTAGTTGGTGTGTTCACATCTCCTCCATATGGAATTGGTGACACAGCAAGAATAAGAGAAACTTATGTTCCCGGTAAAGAAACCTTAAAATCACTTTACGCTGAACATACTGACAATCCACTCGATTGGCCTTTGCTAATGAATGATTGGACAACTATTGCTTTAGAAAAAACTACAATGGTTGTAGTAAATGTTCAGTTGCTTGCATTAAATAAAAACAGTCTTTTGGAATGGCTGCACAATTTCAAAAATAATTTAATTGACATTGCAATTTGGAATAAAAAACACGGTGCGCCACAAATGGCAGCAAACGTAATGAATAATGCTTTTGAATTTATTGTATTACTTGGAAAAGATAAATCATCCCGATCTATACCATTGGGTAAATTTCATGGCACGGTACAAAATGTATTTGAAAGCAATAAATTGGTTAATAATGAATTTAGTGATATTCATAAAGCAATGATGCCGGTTGAATTTGCTGAGTTAGTTATTTCCAAACTGATGTCACAAGCTAAAACTATTATTGATCCATTTGGTGGTATTGGAACAACAATGATTGCTTGCGAAAAATTGGGAAAAAAATCTATTTCGATAGAATTAGACCCCAAGTATGTTGATAATGCTGTGAAGCGTTGGGAATCTTATACAGGCAAGACGGCAGAACTTTTAGGACAATAAATGGCTCCGCGTGGCAGACCACCAAAACCGATTGAACAGAAAAGACTTACTGGCAATCCGGGTAAACGTACTTTGCCAGATCAGAAAGAACTGGTGCTGTTGCCGTCTGCCTATAACATTCCTGAACCTAATCGCCCACTAGGTAGTGCAGGCACAGAACTTTGGGAACGCATTTGGGGTATGGGTCAAACATGGTTAAGCCCATTAACTGACATTGAGATTCTGCTTATGACTTGTGAACTGTTAGACGAACGGCGCAACTTGCGTATTCAGGTTCTGCAAAATAACCGCCCTGACGAACGGAAATCCCTGCGTGAGCTTGATAGGCAGCTTGTAGCTAACCTGTCTTTGCTAGGTTTTACGCCAACTGACCGTTCAAGGCTTGGGGTAGCTGAAGTTAAACGCGCATCTAAGTTAGAAGAACTGAAGGCTCGTGCCAGCCAAAATTGAATCTTGGCCACCAACATGGCTAACACCTGTGAATAAAGCTGCGCTTAATAAATCGCGTGGCTCGCAAGTGTCTGACTTTATAGACACGTTTGCTATTCAGACTAAAGAAACTGTTGCCGGGTATGCAGGTGACAAGATGCAACTGCGCCAATGGCAACATGAATTGTTTAGGCATTTGTTTGCAGTTGGAACTGATGGAAAGTTTAGACACCGCACCGCGCTAATTGGCATGGCGCGCAAGAACGGTAAGAGCGCACTAGGTTCTGGCATTGGTTTATGGTCGCTGATTATGGGGCCTGCTGGTGGTGAAGTTTATTCTTGTGCAGCTGACAAGGATCAGGCGCGCATTGTTTTTGGTGATGCTAAACGGATGATTGAAGCAGAACCTGAACTTGCTGAAATTTGTAATGTCTATCGTGATGCAATTGAAGTTCCTGCAACTGGTTCTGTGTACCGCGTTCTATCAAGTGAAAGTTTTACCAAAGAAGGTCTTTCGCCTACAACCGTTCTATTCGATGAAATCCACGCTGCACCTAATCGTGAACTCTTTGACGTTATGCAACTTGGTATGGGCGCAAGGCGTGAGCCGTTGCTTATTGCACTTACAACTGCCGGGGTAAAAGCAGATTCAACTGGTCAAGATTCAATTGCGTATAACCTTTATCAGTACGGCAAGCGCGTAGCTCAAAAGGAAATAGTAGATACAAGTTTCTTTATGGCTTGGTGGGAAGCAGAAGCGGATGCAGATCATCACTTGATTGAAACTTGGAAACAAGCAAACCCTGCCTTTGGTGATCTAAATGATCCTAAAGATTTTGAAGCAATGGTTAAGCGAACACCAGAAGCAGAGTTTAGAACCAAGCGATGCAACCAATGGGTAAGCAGTCAGACCGCATGGCTACCTAACGGTGCGTGGGAACAGCTAGAAGTTAAGCGTGAGATTGGCGCAGATGTGCCAGTTGTCTTGGGCTTTGACGGTTCGTTTAGTGGTGATGCTTCTGTAATCATTGGCGTAACGGTAGAAGAACAGCCCTATGTCTTTATGGTCAAGGCTTGGGAAAAACAGCCTGAAGATGATGATGAATGGCGCGTAGACATTCTTGAAGTTGAGAACACGATCATTGAATTCTGCGGCACACATAACGTCAAAGAAATTGCGTGTGACCCGTTCCGTTGGCAACGCACAATGCAAGTCTTAGATGAAGCAGGATTCCCAATTGTTGAATGGCCTTCGACTTCACCTGCTCGCATGGTTCCAGCCTGTGCCAAATTCTATGATGCCGTTGTATCTAACAAGCTGACACATGACGGTAATCCCCTATTGCTTAGGCACTTGCAGAACGCCGTAGTTAAGACTGATCGGCTAGGCCCAAGAATTGTTAAAGAGCATCGCGGTTCGCCACGAAAGATAGATGCGGCTGTTGCTAGTATCATAGGATTTGATAGGGCAACTGTTTCAAGAGAAGAACCCGTTGTACCCCAGTTCTTTAGTTTCTAGGAGTTTGCGTTGATCCCAACTATCCTGCAAGTAGTAGGTCTAGCAATAATCTCAATAGGACTTGGTTTGTTTATCCTGCCATTAGGAATTGTCGCTGCTGGTGCATCTTGCTTGCTTATCGGTATTGCGATTGAGAAGGGTCAGTAATGCTCGGAAATTTATCAGGTAGTGGCAAAGAAGAACGCGCCATTAGCTTTCAATCTATCTGGGGTGCTGGCGATTCCTTTGCTTTCACAACTGAAGCCGGTACAAACATAGATCAGAATCAAGCAATTAAAATCAACGCTTTCTATGCTTGCGTTCTTTTAATCTCTGACACGATCAGCACATTGCCAGTTGATGCCTTCCGCAGATTAGATGGTGACCGCGTTCCTTATCGCCCACAGCCTGCATGGATTCAGCGACCAGATGTAGACCTGTTGCGTTCAGAGCATTATCAGCAAGTTCTTATTTCCCTATTGCTAGACGGCAACGCATTTGTTCGCGTGTTCCGCGATAACTCAGGTCAAGTAATTAACCTAGTTGTAATTGACCCTTACCGAGTTCGTGTAACTCGCAATAAGGTAACTCGTGAAATTGAATACATCATTGACGAAAATGAATCAACAGCCGTGAGCAAGCGCGACATGATTCAGATAACTGAAATGCGCAAGGCTGGCGATCTGCGCGGTATGTCGCGTGTTACTGAACTTAAAGACAATCTAGGTCTATCTAGTGCGTTGCAATCTTTTGCTTCACGTTTCTTTGGTCAAGGCGCGACCACATCAGGAATCATTGAAACGCCACAAGGCTTAAACAGCGATCAGGCCAAACAGCTAGTAGACGGATTCAACTCACGCCATAACGGATTCCGTAAAGCACACAAGACTGGTCTGCTAACAGGTGGCGCAAAGTTTGTTAGAACTGGCGTAAACCCTGACGAAGCGCAGATGCTAGATAGTCGCAAGTTAGCGATTGAAGAAGTGGCTCGTATGTTCAGAGTTCCACCACACATGATTGGAATTACAACACCGGGTGCAATGTCTTACGCATCGGTGGAACAGAACAACATAAACTTTGTAACTCACACGCTGCGCCCATACGTTGCAAAGATTGAAGATGCTTACAGCGCACTTTTGCCAGACGGCGCGTTTATTCGCTTCAATGTAGATGGTTTATTGCGTGGCGATTTTGCTACTCGTATGAATGGTTATTCAATTGGTTCACAAGCAGGCTTTCTTTCAGTTAATGACATTCGCAGATTCGAGGACTTACGACCTGTTACAGGTGGTGACGTTTATCGTGTGCCTTTGGCTAACGTGGATCTTGGTGCTGCTTCACTCGTTGAAACCGACAAGCGTGTCACTATGGCTCAGAAACTTATCATTAGTGGTTTTGATCCTGCTGGCGTACTATCTGCGTTAGGTCTGCCAAGCATTACACATACAGGCTTGCCGTCTACACAGCTACAAGCTATTGCTCAGATTGACCCTGAAAATCCAGAGTCTGTATACGAGGTTTAGTCAATGCCAATTTCAACAGCGCAATTCACTCTGACTGCTAATACTGCACGTCAGATAGTTGCACCTGATCGCATGAATCAACACGTTTGCATTCACAATCACGAACATAATCAAAACAAAGAAATCTTTATTGGTAATTCAAGCGTGACAACAACAACAGGAATACACGCAGTAGCAACGCAGACTTCAATGATTACTATTGGCCCCGGTGATGATCTATGGGCAGTAGCTGCTGAAACTGGTCTAATCATTCACGTTCTAATAGTTAAGCAGGACTGATGCCGTACTTCATAACAAATGAATCCCCTGACTGTTCAGGTTGGGCAACTATAAAAGATGACGGCGAAGTTATCGGTTGTCATACAACTAAGCAGGATGCAATAGATCAGATGCTTGCAGTTTCATTAGCCGAGGACATGGAACCCGGTGGTGAACGCGCTCTTAATGATGAACTAGAAGTTGGCGATTATGTTTTTTGGGATAACGCTGGCAACACTATCTATGGCGAGATAACTTTTATCTCAACATTTGGCGCAGTAA